ATCATGGCAAGCGTAAGTCTAAAATGACGACGTCCAAGTATACCAAAATTGGTTTGGCTTGGCTCGAAGACTGTAAGTTCTGTAAGCGTAATGGCATCAAGCCGAAGACGTTCGAAGAATATCAAGCGTATCGTGCAGGCAACTACAAGCCTAAACTTCGTGGCACTCCGATGCCTCAGTACAACGTATCAGATCATCGTAAGAAGTACCCATCTCAGAACGAGATCGGTGTACACTACGCAAAGAATTCCTCTTACGAGAAAGAAAAGCTTGCCGTCAGCGGCAATTATATCATCGGCCAAGCCTATAACAAAGGCGGACTTGTTGTCCTTTCCAAGTCTGAAGCGGCCGATCCGGCAACTGGTAAGAGACGCGGTTGAGCATCGTGTTCCTCCTCTCATCGTTGCCGTTCTTGGCGATCTTAGGTCTCTTTCTTTGGATCGGACTTAAGGTCGCCAAGATTTTTTTCCGATTTGCCCTCTATGGTTTTCTTTTCGTTATTTTAATTCTCCTCGCTTTAGGGGGTTTACAAAATTAATTTTTTGTAGTAAGGTGAACCTATGATTGACCATACGCCAACTTATTCCGCCTTTCGTACTCCACTGGCATTGCCTGGATTGGAGTTCTACGACCACCATTTGGTCGGTCTGACATGGCCATATATAAACTGTAAAGGCAAACAGTATCACGTCACGATGCTCGATCAAGGTTGGGTGTGTGACTGTCCTGGTTTTAACTTCTATAATAAATGTAAGCACATTACACAAGTGCACGAAAAGGTGATAGCAGAATGATTGTTCAGAACGCAGTAAATTGTTTGTCATGTGGAGATCTCATCGTCTCTAAGCATCGTCATGACTTTGTAAATTGCACTTGCGGTGCTGTATGGGTAGATGGCGGTCAGGACTACCTGCGTCGTGTAGGTGACTTTGAAAACGCCGTCGACTTGTCTTGGTCACTGCCAGACAAGTTATATTTTGATTGTGCTGATGCTGCTGGCCTTGCTATGGATAGCGGTCGTAATACTAAAGGCATCGCCAATGCAGTGATGCGTACTCTTCGTGAAGCTGGTCGAGTGATCGCCGAAGGTGAACAAAGAATTCTAGCTCATAATCCTCGTATGGATGAGATTATGGTTGAAGAAGCAGATGGAACAATTAATCGTTATAAGAAGGTTGTAGAATGACTTATTTTTTACGTACTGGTAATACTTACCGTGTAACTGACGAAGCTGCACTGGATCTCCATGAGTTGCTGCCTGCTGGTAACTACATCATCAAGCAAGATCAGTTTGGTAATTTGTTCCTCGAGGAAACTGATAAGTTCAAGCCGCTGAGTAAGTACTACGGCGATTGTTTGAAGCATGCTGATCGTATTCATCGTACTTTTGCCGATCGTCCTTCCAGCACTGGTGTCATGCTAACTGGCGAGAAGGGTTCTGGTAAGACTCTGCTTGCAAAGCAGCTTTCCATTCTCGGCTACGAGCTTGGTATTCCTACCATCATCATTAATCATGACTGGACTGGCGATGCTTTCAATAAGTTCCTTGCAGACATCGATCAGCCATGCATTATCCTGTTCGACGAGTTCGAGAAGGTCTACAACCATCAGAAGCAGGAAGCTATCCTGACTCTGCTCGACGGTGTGTTTCCTTCGAAGAAGCTGTTCGTTCTGACTTGTAATGACAAGTGGCGTATCGACCAACATATGCGTAATCGGCCCGGTCGTATCTTCTACATGATTGACTTCAAGGGTCTGACGGCCGAGTTCATAGTTGAATATTGCAACGATAACCTCGAGGATAAGTCTCATATCGATCAGATCACGAAGATCGCTACTCTGTTTACTGAGTTCAACTTTGACATGCTGAAGGCAATGGTCGAAGACATGAACCGCTACGGTGAGACTCCACAGGAAGTCATGCGACTCCTGAATGCCAAGCCCGAGTATGATAGTCGTGATGAGGCCAAGTTCAAGGTCGAGCTGTTTACCGAAAATGGCCAACAAGTCGATGATAAGTTCCTGTACACTAAAATGTGGCATCGCAATCCATTGGCTAGCAACTCCATCTTTATTGAACTTAATGACGATGAAGATATCGATGGGCCTGATGAATTCGATGGCTGTGAAGGCTACTCGTTCGACCAGTCTGAACTGATTAATATCAATGGCGAAACTGGTACGTTCGAGTATCGATCCAAGGATGGTTCTCGTCTTAAGCTGACTCGACAAAAGCAGCAAACCTTTAACTACTTTGGAGCTCTCTAATGAAGGAAGCATGCATCGTCGGTTTTGGAATGATCGATGCGTTAGGCGATAATCCCATCGATTGTTGGGAGAATATGCTTAACGATCGAGACTTCCATAAACCTATTGAACCCCATGTACATGAAGGTCACACTCTTAAGGTAAAAACTGCCTTCTATCCTGATGTCGAGATCGACCAAGAATTGCAACCTCGTACTGTAGCATATGGTATGCATGCAGTCGAGCAAGCTTTGCATATGGCTGGTCTACCACACTCTTCAAGCGTAGGCGTCATCTTCTCGACTTTGACAGGTGGAAATTCCTTTAAAGCAAAGCTAGACGCCGTAGGCAGAAAGCAAAAGCCTAAGCAGATCCTTCGCTCTACGAAGGATTATCTCTGCAGCCAAATCTCAATCAAGTATGGATATACTGGTATCAATACCATGGTATATTCTGCTTGTGCTACAGGTTTGGTAAGCATCGAATATGCTATGCGAATGCTCGATGAGTATGACTATGTGATCGTAGGCGGTTCTGATGCTGGCGTAAATCATATGGATCTCTACTTCTTCTCGATTATCAAAGCAATCGGTTCGAAGTCGATGCCATTCGATAAGAATCGCGACGGCTTTATTATGGGCGAAGGCGCAGGTTGCATCATCCTTCAGTCGAGAGAAAAGGCCGAAGCGATGGGTTCGAAGGTCTATGCTCGTATCACTGGAGTTTCGAATGCTTCAGATGCACACGATCCGACTGCACCTTCTGGAGCCGGAGCTCGTCTTTGCTTGGAGAAGCTGGATCTCGAAGGAGTCGACTCAGTCAACTCACATGGAACCAGCACTCCACTCGGAGATGTGGTAGAGTATGACGTGGTTCGCGAGTTTACTGATGCACCGATCTATTCCAATAAAGGAAAAATTGGACATACTTTCGCCGCGGCAGGTGTACTTGAAACGATTTATAGTGTACTGTCTATTCAGAACGGCGTGATTCCTCATACCGCTGGTTGTCAAGACACTGATATGGATGTGGTGACAGAGAACATCGAGACTGACGTCAAGAAGGTTCTTGTTAATTCATTTGGATTTGGTGGCAAGTGTTGTTCTATTATTGTTGAAAAGGAGTATTGATTATGTCTAAATTTACTGTAGAACTTGATTGGGAAACTGTCGATCATATCGTTGTTGAACAGCTGCGTAATACGTGGGAAACTTTGAAGGACGATCTTGGTAAGGGCAGAAACATTTTTGTCTGGGGCGATATCGAAGCAGATGATGCAGAAATCCAAAAGCACATCGATGCACTCGCTCTTATGCTGAAGTGGTATTCCACTCCTTCCGAACTGGTAAAAATGGGACTGAAAGACGATGCCTAAGTATCTCGTAGAAGCTATCAGCATGTTTCGGATGCGTTACGTCGTTGAGGCGAATAATGCATCCGATGCTAAAGATGAAGTCACTATGAACGAAGGCAATCTTCACGAGTTCTCTCAGTTGCATCTTGACGAGACAATCAGTTATGCTCGTGAGATCGATCAGCAAGAGTATCTTCGTCTATTCGATGAGGATAATGACTATCTCAAAGAGTGGGATGAAGATCTTAAACTTAGTTGGATTAATAAGGTGAAATATGGAACAGAATAAAGTATATACAATTAAGCTCATGTCGGGCGAAGAACTCATTGCTCGTGTCAAGCAAGAAGGTGGTGTCACTGAACTGTTGAAGCCTCGTACAGTTGGTATGGGACCTCAAGGTTTTGCTATGATGCCATGGATGATGTCAGCTCCTGATAACAACGTCGTAATCTCTGACACTGTCATTGTCGGTGCAACCGAGACCAGTCAAAACGTAGCCACTCAGTATCTGAAACAAGTAACAGGGATACAAGTCTGATGTTAGAATGTTTGATTATGGGCGACTCGATCGCCGTTGGAACGAAGATGTTTGCTCCGAAAGAATGTGTATCATATTCGAAGGGCGGATATAACACGTGGCAATGGAACAAGAAGTGGGGTAAGACTCCACTCGAAGCCAAGACAATCGTAATCAGCCTCGGAACAAACGACCATAGCGGTGTGAATACGAAAAAAGAGTTGACAAAAATTAGAACTCGTGTTAAGGTAGGCAATGTAGTATGGATTATGCCTCCTTGTAACAAAGGCTTTTGCAAACCCGGAATCAACGCCGTAGTCAAGAGCATCGCTGTAAGTTATGGAGATCGTATCATTGCTACATCGTATGTTCAACCTGATGATATCCATCCATCGTGGCGTGGATATAAAGATCTCGTAAAGAAAGCTGGACTGTGACACTTTTCGTTTTTATAGTGTTCATTATTGGAGTTACAGTGTATGGTATCCTTACCAATAGGAATACTCCTGAGGAACGCGATGAAATGTTAAACGATAAGGAAATGTGGCCGTGAATTTATTCATTCTTGACAGTGATCCTGTCAAAGCAGCACAATTACAGTGTGACAAGCATGTCGTGAAGATGATCGTCGAGAGTGCTCAAATGCTCTCGACTGCACATCGTATGCTCGACGGTGTAGAGACACGCGTGCCTTCAAAGTCTGGTAAGACGATGTCGAAGGCATGGACTCTACCGGACGAACGCGAAGATACGTTCTATCGTGCAGTGCATATGCACCATCCTTGCACGATTTGGACCGCACAAAGTAATAACAACTACAACTGGCACTATGTGCACTTTGTAGCCCTTTGTGACGAGTATACGTATCGCTATGGCAAGGTTCATAGCACAGATACTTTGCTTCGAGAAGCTCTGAAGAACCCGCCTCGTAATATTCCTGTCGGTTACAAGACTCCTCAGCCGTTGGCAATGAAGGCCAATCCTGAGTGCATCGACTACAATGATATCGTAGGCTCATATCGCAAGTTCTATCAGACGAAGCAAGCTCGATTCAAGATGGCATGGACTAAACGTCCAATTCCAGAATGGTTTGCTGTAGCAGCATAACATTATAAATAAGATTAACATGGCCTTCCCCTCTGATGCGACAGCTCAAGGGAAGGCCTTTTTTTGTTTTTGATAAATATCATAAAGGAGTTTTTTATGAGTGTAGCATCAGATAAGTTTGAAAAAGATGTGGCTGCGGCTATCAATTCTGCACCGAATACTAAAGCAGCACAAGGTCGTGACGTTAAGTATGCTGATGTTCAGGTAACTCGTAACGGGACTACAGTGTGGCTTGAAGTGAAAATGTCTCACGGAGATAACCTTTCCAATCCAAGATGTTTTTATATGGATGGAAAGTGGCAGACTACCTACACTACACCTGTGGCCGCAGAAACTGTAAAGATCCTAAACAAATCTTCCCAAGCAGCTAAGTTTATCAAAGACATCGCAGCATATTCAGGAATTCCAGAAAAATCCATTATTATTGCAACGAATAAGGGACAGCTTAAAATGCCTGGCTGTGTGCCTCTTCATGTTATGAAAAGCTATTTTAATCAACCTGGCATAAATCGATATATTGCTAACGAGCCTAATATGAATATCGGAGAACTCGTAACGAGACACTATCTCGAAGGAAAAGCTGCGCCAGCATATTACATTCAGGCAGGCGATGACTTCTACATGATCGGTTCTAAAAATCCGCTTGGCCTCGACAGAAATATTCCAAAGCTGGCAGGAACAGGAGATTTTAAGGTTCGTGTCTCGACTCGTTCGCAGTTTTATGAAGTTCAAGCCGAAGTGAAGATCAAAGAGTTTATGCCAAAAAAATCAAAGTACAGCGTTCTTGGAACTACAGGAAAAATAAATCCGTTTTCGAAATAAAGCATGTACATTTTATCGAAACTATAGTAGAGTAAACTATGATAAAAAAACGATTCAGAGAGTTTGTTGGTTCAGGTACACTCACGATATTCGATATCGATGAGACGCTGTTCCATACATATGCAAAGGTTGCTGTTGTGAAAGATGGCAAGGTTGTTCGAATGCTAGACAACCAAGAGTTCAATACTTACAAGCGTAAGAAGGGTGAAACCTACGATTTCGGAGAGTTTGCTAACGCAGAAGTGTTCCGCAAGTCATCGAAACCTATCACTCGTATGGTTGCTAAAACGAAAGCTATCTTTGCCAATTCTCGTAAGAATCCTCATAGTCGAGTGATTATCTGCACAGCACGAGCTGACTTCGATAACAAGGATATCTTCCTTCAGACGTTCAGAGATCATGGTCTGCCTATCGATAATATCCATGTCGAACGTGCCGGCAACTTGAAGATCGACTCTTCGGCAGAAGCCAAGAAGATCATCTTTCGAAAGTATATAAATACTAAGAACTACGTAAAGCTTCGGTTGTTTGATGATGCTCCTAGCAATCTTCAGGCATTTCTTTCCTTGAAGAAGGAATTTCCTGACATTACGTTCGAAGCCTTCTTTGTAAATCCTGATGGATCGGTAAAAACAGTACGATGACAAGTTTTAGAAATTTCCTTGCAGAAGAGCTTGATGAAAGCAAACTGAAGCATCTTGAGCATGCTGAAGATCACGTGATCAATGCTGGTCACGAAGGCTTTTCTCATGCCTATCACAATCTGAAAGATGTGCATGATAAGTTGACAGGAAAGAAGAACGACACAAGAATCACCATGAAGTATGATGGTTCTCCTTCTGTGGTATTCGGTCGCCATCCTGAAACTGGTCGTTTCTTCGTAGCATCAAAGTCTGTCTTTAACAAGAATCCAAAGATCAACTATACAGAAGAAGATATTCAGCGTAACCATGGACATGCTCCTGGCCTCGTGTCGAAGTTGAAAGCAGCTTTGCAACATCTTCCGAAGGTGACACCGAAGAAGGGTGTTTTCCAAGGAGATATCATGCATACTCCTGACGATGTACATGAATCTGATGGTCGTGTACACTTTACGCCTAACACTATCACTTACTCTGCTAGCAAAAACTCTCCGCACGGTAAAGCCGCATTGAATGCCAAGGTTGGTGTCGCTGTACATACAAAGTATAACGGCAAGAACCTCGAGGATATGCAAGCCGAACATGGTGCTCAGCTAGATGACTTTGGACTGCACAAAGACGTGCATCTGATTTCGACAGAGCATCATCTCGATAACATTAAGTTTACTCCCCAGCATCGCGAACGCTTTGCAAAGGCTATGACTGCAGCTGCTGCATACAATAAAAAGGCAAAGCCTGAAACTTATGAATCTTTGAAGGGCCACGAAATTCCTTTGAAGACTTACATCAATCATACGGTTCGTACTGGCACTAAGCCTAATGTAGAAGGTTTCATGAACCATTACATGAAGTCTCATCAGAAAAAAATCGAAAGTGTAAAGACAGCAGCATCGAAGGCAACTAAGACTGCGGCTATGGAATCAGACATCGGTCACGTTCAACGTAATCGTGCTCACTTCGAAAACGTTCTGAACCAGCACAAGCATCTACAAAGAGCAAAGGATATCCTTGCGAAGACTCTTTCGAGTAGTGCTGAGTTCGATCATAGCATCAACGGTAAGAAGTCAAAGCCTGAAGGATTCGTAGTAGTCAGACATAATCGTCCTACTAAAATCGTAGATCGTGCTGAATTCTCGGCTGCCAATTTCAACAGGGATAAAACAGTATGAAGTCTATTCACATCACACAAGGACGATTCAATCCTGTTCATGCCGGCCATGAAATGGTTGTCAAGCATGTGATGGACGCAGCCAAGAAAGAAGGTGCAGATCATAAGATCTTGACAACCGGATCACATGATGCCAAGAAGAATCCTCTGACTCCTGAGCAGAAGGTCAAGCATCTTTCTCGTGCTGTCAAAGGTGCACATGTCGAGGCGATGACGAAAGAACATCCGACTCTGCTTCATCAGATGTCGAAGCTGCATAAGCAAGGTTACACACACGTGACTATGCACGTTGGTTCTGATCGTGTCAAAGAGTTTCATGATCTACTGCACAGATATAATGGTCAAGATCTGAAGCACGGCCACTATAACTTTAAGAGTATTAAAGTAAAGTCTGTAGGCGGTGAGCGCAAAGAAGGCGGCGGTGGAATCGAATCTGCTTCTGGTACTACTATGCGTAAGCATGCCACATCCGGTGATAAAGAATCATTCCACAAGATGGCTCCATCCGGCATGAGTAAAGCACATAAAGACGAACTGTACCACGATGTTCGCAAGGGTATGGGTATCCACGAATCGTTCATCGCAAGATTTAAAAACTGGATTAGCTGATGCCGCAATATTTCCCAATGGATAATCTGTTCCTCAATATTGCAAGAGGCCTTGTAAAAGGCACTAGCGCTGTGCATAAGTTTGGTGCAGTTCCATCCATGAGTACTAATACCACAGGCACGGTATGGGATATCGGAGATACTGTCTATCCATGGTCTGCATGGGCCACAGCAGGAACTATCACTATTGATCGTGCTGATGCTGCAGATGCTAATAAACAGATCACAGTAGTAGGCCTCGATTCCAGTTATAATGCTCTCACTGAAACCATTACTCTTACTAATGCAACTGGCAATGCTTCTACAAACTCTTTCATCCGTATATTCAGAGCATTCGTGGTCGATGGAACTACAAACGTTGGTTTAATTTCTATTAAAAGAAATGGTACGACAGTAGCAGCTATCACTGCTGGTAAAGGCCAAACTTTGATGGCAGTGTATACTATTCCAGCTGGACACACTGGATATATTATCAAGGGTACTGCAACATCTCAGGCTGGTGCCGATGGGACTGGAGACATGTTCATTCGTTACTTCGGTCAATCGTCTTTTAGAGTAGGACATTCTTTCGAAGTTTCAGGTGCAGGCGGTCAATATCTTTACGAGTTTTCTACTCCTATTGCAATTCCTGCAAAATCTGACATCGACGTGAGAATTGTTACTCGTTCAAATAATGGTCGTTATACAGCAGCATTTGACTTAATTCTTATCAAAGATTCCTTGGGTGGCGGTTGATTTATTATAAATAGATTTGCGGTTAGGCTACGGCAATCCCGTTTGTTTAACAGATAAGCCCAAGGGAAACTCTGATGGAAGATAAGAATAAGAAACCGGTTGATACGAAGCAGTTAAAAAAGCCAACCGGCACATCTGTAACTGGCAAACCACTTGATGGTATCGAGATCCGTCCTCAGCTCAAAGGTCTCGGCAATCGCCAGCACAACGAGGATACCGTAGTCCTAACTGACACTTTAGCTGAGAAGAAAGCACTGACACTCGTTCAGCGCCAACGCAGAGCTCGCATCTTGAGAGCTAAAGAGCCGAAGATGCAGAGAGCCAAAGAAGTCTCGAAACATAAGCTTGCCTCAGATGAGAAGCTGAAGGCTCGAGCAATTGTCAAAGCAAGAAACATTGTCAAGATGAGGTTTGCAGCTCGTAAGGGAACACCTTATACCGAGCTCACTACGTCTGAAAAGATTCAAGTCGATAAGGTAGTCGATAAGAAGGTCAAGCTGATCAGAAGATTAGCTGCTCGCCTTCTACCTGCCCTTCGTAAAGCAGAGGTAAATCGTCTCGCTTCATTCCAATCGGGAGCAAAGCTACAACATGCGACTGCCGCTCCAGTAAACGAAGAATTCAATACAATCGTAGAGAGTCTTGATAATAAGACTTCTATGCAACTCGTTGACATTATCAACGATTCTATCGATGCCCTCAACGAGAATAATAACTCGATGGGTATCACGCTGAAGAGACTGCTAAGCGCGGTCCTTCCAGAAGACGTAGCAACGTCAACCCTCATGAAAAAAGCCGAGAAGACCGGCATACCGTTCTCGACCCTCAGAGAGGTGTTCGAGCGCGGTTCTTTTGCGTGGGAAGACGACGGTAGAACCACACAAGAACAATTCTCTTTCTCAAGAGTGAATAGCTATATCGCCAAAGGCAGAGCATGGACACTCGATGCAGATCTTCGCGAAGAGAAAGAAGTCAACGACAAGCTTGATAGTGTCTTCGAGGCCTATCATACTGGCTTGAGTGCTTCGACTGCCAAGGCTCGTGAAGCCCATTGGAAGAAGATGGAAAAGTATTCTGATCGAGATCCACGTGCATATCAAGATGCGCCTGGTGACAAGGCAGCTCGTAAGAAAGATATGCCACAATCTGTACATACAAAGAAATATAAAGCGATGTATGGTGAAGAGATCGAACAGATGGTTAACGAAGCAGCTGACGGTCTTGCTGCAAAGGCAAAGAAGTCAGGCGTTTCCTTATCCACTCTGAAGAAAGTGTATGCTCGCGGTGTTGCTGCTTGGAACAGCGGTCACCGCCCAGGAACTACACCTCAGCAGTGGGGTATGGCTCGCGTAAACTCTTACATCACAAAGGGCAAAGGCACTTATCACGGCGCTGATAAGGATCTTCGTGAATCTGATATCAATGAAAGCCTATGGGCTAACATTCATGCCAAGCGTAAGAGAATTAAAGCTGGATCTGGCGAACGTATGCGTAAGCCTGGATCGAAGGGCGCACCGACTGCAGCAGGTTTTAGATCAGCATCTGAAGCAGTCGAAGATCAAGTAGGCAACAAGGTTGCTGATACAGCTAGACACGGTAAAGTGCAATATGTCGGCGTAAGAACCGCCGCGCACAAAGAAACTGGTACACAAGAGCGTCAAGAAGTTCAGTATATCAAGCGTCATAAGATGCATACAAAAAAAGAAACTGACGCTGATCCACAACAGATTCGTATTGCTCAAGACCAGATCAAGAAGAAGGTCATCGACGAGTCGAACAATACGCCATACGTCAAGCCTTTCACAGAAAAGGGTAGCACTCAGCAGCGCGGTTGGAAAGCTTCGAACAAGCATGGCAAGGTAAAATACTTTGGCATGGACTTCAAGGCTTCTGCTCATAAGCATGCTGGTATTTCAGAAGCTGCTGAAAAGCATCCGATTGTAAAAGAATACGACTCATTAAAAAAGCACGATATTAAAACTCTGCATGGACTTATTAAGCAACAAAGCAAAGTAGTTGATACTTCTGAATTCAAAACAAAAGATCATGCAATATCACACTACCTGCGTAATAAGCATGGCCATAAGAAGGTAGATGCTGCGTTTGGATTGAAAGAAGATACTCCAGCACAACGCGAAGTCGGTACAAAATCGCTTGTCAAGAAGTATCAGAAAGAAACTCCTGGTCAAGAAAAAGCAGATCTGAACGAGTCGTTCAACATCGAGTTCGCAGCTGGTATCGGTGTAGGTCTGACTGCTAATGAATGCGGTATCTTCATCAAGCCAGGATTCGAGATGCATCCGAGCGTAGTAGAAGAAGAGAAAGAAACCAAATCAGACTTTCGTATGGTAAAGGTTCGCACACCAAAGGGATGGGCTTGGAGAAAAGTTCGTCGCGAAGTTGATATCGAGAGGGACGCAGAATGATCGGATTTAAGGAATTCATCACTGAGCGTGGCGAAGATTCGAAAGGCCACTTCATTGCCACCGAGAAGGGTGCAGGTATGACAGCGAAGGGTGTAAAAGCCTATCGTGCCAAGAATCCTGGATCCAAGCTTCAGACTGCTGTGACTGGAAAAGTAAAACCCGGATCCAAAGATGCAGGTAGACGTAAGTCTTTCTGTGCTCGTATGAGCGGCGTCAAAGGTCCGATGAAAGATGAAAAAGGTAGACCGACTCGCAAGGCGATGTCGCTTCGTAGATGGAAGTGCAATTGATGGAAGAGATTACAAACCCGCTGAAGGTAGCCTTCGCTGACACTTATGCTTTCTATGTGAAGGCACAGAACTATCACTGGAATGTCGAAGGTCCATTCTTTGCGATGTACCACGAGTTCTTTGGTAAGATCTACGAAGAAGTAGGTGGAGCTATCGACACGTTTGCCGAAGAGATTCGTGCACAGAATGCATATGCTCCTGCAGCATTCGGTCGTTTTAAAGAATTGACAACTATTCAAGACGAAGTTCTTATCATTAAGCCTGAACAGATGGTTGCCAACTTGTTTTCAGACAATGCCAAAGTACTGGCTTCTG